CTTTATGTTTATGTTAAAAATGCAGAAGATGGAACAAAAATTATAGAGCAAATACTTCCATATTTTACTCCTGAGTTTTCCGTTGCAGTCAATCTTATACCTGAAATGGATGTAACTATGGATATACCGATCATACTTAATAGTATATCTCAGGAAGATTCATATGAAGGTAATTTTACCGAACGTCGAGCACTCATATGGACTCTTGATTTTACTCTAAAAGGTTACATATATGGTCCAATTAAAACTGGCGCAATAATCAAGTTTGCCAATACTGTAACATATCTTCCTTCTGGCAATGTAGCTACAGCTGTTGGAAATACTACATTTAGTTCAGCTACAACAGTGCAACCAGGACTCACAGCCAATGGTACTCCAACAAGCAATTCAGCAGCTTCTGTACCTGTAAATCAAATTTATGCTAATAGTGACTTTGGTTATGTCTCTAACACAATATATGGTATATAATGGAAAAGAAAGATAGTTTAGGAAAAGCTCTTGGATTGACGCCTCTTGTTACAGGAAACGAGATAGACGCAGTCAAAGAAATAGTTTCGAAAGCACATGATGATAGTGCTAAAAATGATTTTGAAATGGCTAGAGCAAATGTCCATGAAGTTATCAATAATGGATTAAATGCCATAGATAAACTTTCGCAGATAGCAGATGCAAGTCAGCATCCTCGTGCATTTGAAGTTCTTGCCAAACTTATGGATACTGTAGTAACTGCAAATAAAGAATTACTAGAGCTTCAAACTAAAATAAGAGAAATCGATGCCAAAGATGCTCCAGTAAATGAACAAGCTAAATCAGTAACAAATAATTTATTTGTCGGATCGACTGCTGACTTACAAAAAGTAATAGAAAATATGAAAAATGGAAGTTGATCTTAGTTCCTTAAAAGGTTATCTTGGTAATCAGTTACTCAAAAAGTCCAATCAAAAAATTGAATGGACTCAAGAGCTTATAGCAGAATATGTTAAATGCTCTCAAGATGTTGTTTATTTTACCGAAACCTATATGAAGATCATCAATATCGATCGTGGTTTGGTAAGTTTTGAATTATATGACTATCAAAAAGATATGTTGAAATCGATGCAGGATAATCGATTTACAATTATTGCTACAGCTCGTCAGGCTGGTAAATCGACAGTAACCTGTGCTTTTATTCTTTGGTATATTATCTTTCATTCAGAAAAAACTGTTGCATTGCTGGCTAACAAAGGTGAAACTGCCAGAGAAATTCTTGGTCGTGTTCAGCTAGCTTACCAACATTTGCCTAAATGGTTGCAGCAGGGCGTTAAAGAATGGAATAAAGGTTCGATGGAGCTTGAGAATAATTCTCGTGTTCTTGCCGCTGCAACATCATCTGATGCTATTCGTGGTTATTCTATCAATCTTTTGTTTATCGACGAAGCTGCGTTTATTGAAAATTGGGATACGTTCTTTACTTCGGTTTATCCTACAATTTCTTCTGGTAAAGAATCTAAAATTGTTTTAGTTTCAACACCAAATGGTCTTAATCATTTTTATTCTCTTTGGGTTAATGCAGTTGAAGATCGTAATGGCTATAAACCAATCAAAGTAACATACGATAAAGTTCCAGGACGCGATGAAGAATGGCGTAAACAAACTTTAGCAGCAATGAATTTTGATACAGAAAAATTTGAGCAAGAATATTGTGTCGAATTTATGGGAAGTTCTGGTACTCTTATTGCTGGATGGAAACTAAAAGAATTGGTGCAGCAGGTACCTTTACATTATAGTAACGGTTTATCACAATATAAAATGCCAGAAAAAAATCACAATTACGTAATGATTTGTGACGTTTCTCGTGGTAAGGGTTTAGATTATTCAGCATTTCATATAATCGATGTTACAAAAATGCCCTATGATCAAGTGGTTTCATTCCGTAGTAATATTATAACTCCTCTTGATTATGCGGAATTTATATACAAAACTGCTTTAATGTATAATCGTTGTGCAGTGCTTGTAGAAATTAACGATATTGGTGAGCAGGTTGGTGCGTCTCTTCATCACGACTATGAATATGAGAACGTATTGTTTACTGAAAATGCTGGTCGTTCTGGTAAAAGAATTGCTGGAGGTTTCAGTAGTCTTAAAGACTATGGTATTCGTACAACAAAACCTGTCAAATCTATTGGTTGTTCGATATTAAAACTTCTTATAGAACAAAATCAGTTTATTATAAATGACTTTGAAACTATTTCAGAATTAGCTTCATTTTCTCGTAAAGGTACAAGTTATGAAGCCGAACAAGGAAAACATGATGACTTAGTTATGGGGCTTGTTCTGTTTGCTTGGCTCTCAGAACAAAGTTATTTTAAAGAATATTCCGACATAAATACACTCGCAACGCTTAGAGAAAAAAGTGACGAAGATATTATGAACGAACTTCTTCCTTTTGGGTTTATTAATACGGGAGAAGAATTTGAAGAAGCGGTGGATGACTTACCCTCAGAATGGAATAATTATAATAAACGCTTAGAATATGAATTTTTATAAATATTTTTAATGAAATTTTGTGTTTCCATGAAGGGAGAAAGAAATGGCTTTTCAAGTTAGTCCAGGTGTAAATGTAACTGAGATTGACCTTACTACGATCGTTCCTGCTGTATCAACATCAACTGGCGCTATTGCTGGTTTGTTTCAGTGGGGTCCAGTAAACGAACGTATTATGGTAGATTCTGAAAAATATCTACAGTCGAGATTCGGCTCACCAACAAATCTAAATGCTGAGACTTGGTTCACAGCAGCAAGTTTCCTTGGATATGGAAATTCGCTTTATGTAGTTCGTACAACTCCAACAGACGTATTTTCTGCTTTTGCAAATACGGGAGCAGCTACAGCAAATGTAATGAATACGATTTATAATGAAACAGATTATATTAACAGAGGTTCATCTGTTGATACAGATATTCAATATCTTGCCAAATTCCCTGGTTCATATGGAAATTCGTTAAAAATTTCTGTTTGCGATACACAAAATGCTTATGGTCAAGTAATTAACATATCTAATTCTACTGCAAATGGTGTTCTATCATTTACTGTCGGATCTAATGTTGCCACTGTTTTCGTTTCGAATACAGTAAGCGATACAGATGCAAATACAATGGCTACTAACGCCAAAGCATCGATTTCCACTAATGATTTGATTATAGCAGGTAATTCTTCTATCGGAACTCAGTATTTAAAAGTTACAACAGTTGACGGTAGTTTGACCAGTAATTCAAGTGGTTACTCTTTTGCAGTCCATTTTACTGATATATTTTCTCTATCAACAAATACAACTTCTAATACTATTTCTCGTAACTGGGAATTTTATAACTTAGTTGATAGTGCTCCTGGAATTTCATCTTACAATCAGCAGTTTGGTAATACAGCAGCTGTTGATGAGGTTCATGTAGTAGTTGTTGACCAAGGTGGTAAATTTACAGGTGTTCCTGGAACAGTTCTTGAAGTTTATAAGGGTGTTTCTCGTGCAACTGATGCAAAAACACTTGATGGTGCTACAAATTACTACAAAAATGTAATTAATCAACAGTCACAGTATATCTGGTGGGCAAATGATCGCCCTAATGCAGTTTCAAACACTGCAGTTAATATTACTTCCAGCACAAATTCAGCAGTGTTTAATGCGCAATTTGTTGGTGGTACAGATGGTGCTTCTACAGAATCAACTGTATCTGTAGGAACAATTACTACTGGATACGATTATTTTGCTTCTGCTGAAGATGTTGATATTTCGCTTGTTCTAACAGGTAAGGCTATCGGTGGTCAGTTCGGTGAGCAACTTCCAAACTACTTGATTGATAATATTGCTCTGAAAAGACTTGATTGCGTAGTTTTCGTTTCTCCAGGAAAATCTACTGTAGTAAACAACGTTGGTTATGAAGCTGCCAGAATGGTAGATTTCAGAAATCTGTCTCGTGACACTTCATATGGTGTTTTGGACTCAGGTTACAAATACATGTATGATCGTTACAATGACTTGTATCGTTGGATTCCATTGAATGGTGACATCGCAGGTCTTTGCGCTCGTACTGATGAAAAACTTGATGCTTGGTGGTCGCCAGCTGGTTTCAATCGCGGTCAGATAAAGAATATCGTGAAACTTGCTTACAATCCACGCAAAGCAGATAGAGATACGCTTTACAAAGCTGGCATCAATCCAGTAGTAACATTCCCAGGACAGGGAACAGTACTCTATGGCGATAAAACAATGCAATCTAAGCCATCCGCTTTCGATCGTATCAATGTTCGTCGTTTGTTTATTGTTCTTGAGAAGGCAATATCGACAGCTTCGAAATATACATTGTTCGAATTTAACGATGCATTTACTCGTGCTCAGTTCAAAAATTTGATAACTCCTTTCCTGAGAACTGTTAAGGGTCGTCGTGGTATCTTTGATTTCTTGGTTGTGTGTGATGAAACTAATAATACACCAGCTGTTATTGATAGTAATCAATTTATCGGTGACATTTATGTTAAGCCAGCTCGTGCTATCAACTTCATCCAGCTTAACTTTGTGGCTGTTGGAACTGGTGTCCAGTTCACTGAAGTCGTTGGTAAGTTTTAATAAATAACAAAGAGCACAAAGGAGTTCTACAATGGCTTTTAATGTAAATGACTTTATCACAAATGGTCTAGAGTACGGTGGCGCACGTCCCGCACTCTTTGACGTAACAATAACACCACCAGCGATTATTGGTCTTTCACAAGAGTCAGTTTCAAAACTGACTTTTATGTGCCAAGCAGCTAATCTTCCACCATCGCAAATGGAATCGATTCAAATTCCATATTTCGGTCGTAAAATTAAAATTGCTGGCGAACGTACTTTCAGCGATTGGCAGCTTACTATTCTCAACGACGAAGATTTCAAAGTTCGTTCGTTGTTTGAGAAATGGTCAAATGCTCTCAATTCTCTTGAAGCTAATCTTCGTGGCGAAGGTTTGAATGTTGAAAACTATAAGGCTGATATGGAAGTTACTCAATACGGTAAAGACGGTAACCCAATCCGTTCTTATGTCGTTATTGGTGGGTTCCCAACTGATGTTTCGGCTATCGATTTGAACTGGAATACTACTGGTTCGGTTGAAACTTTCACTGTTGGTATTGCTTATGATTATTGGTTACCATCAAATGAAACTGAAATTTATGGTGGCGATAACTCATACGGTGGTCTTGCAGTTTAATATTTGATATTTTTTTTGTGATGCCTCAAATATTTGAAAGAGGCTAGCTTATTTTAGCCTCTTTCATTTTAGGAGAATTGTATGGAATTATTCGGTTGGGAGTTTAAGCGAAAACAAGTAGAAGATACATTACCGACATTTGCTCCAAAAGACACAGATGACGGAGCACTTGTTGTTGCTGCTGGAGGTTCGTTTGGTACTTACGTTGATCTTGATGGTACAGTAAGAACCGAAGCAGAACTTGTTACAAAATATCGTGAAATGGCATTACAGCCAGAATGTGATTCTGCTATTGACGAAATTGTTAACGAAACTATGTCAATAGATGAAGAAGAAATTGTTAAAATAGAGCTTGATCAGCTTGAAGATATACCAGATAAAATTAAAAAAGTAATTCGTGAAGAATTTAAAAATGTACTGAACATACTTGATTTTAATCGTCATGCTTATGAAATTTATCGTCGTTGGTATGTTGATGGACGTTTATATTATCATGTTCTTATTGATGAAAAAGATACTAAAGCAGGTATCAAAGAAGTACGTTTTGTTGACCCACGCAAAATTCGTAAAGTTCGTGAAGTAGCAAAGAAAAGAGTTCGTGGAGAAACTGGTTCTTCAAACTCCAATGAAGCAGTTATAACAAAAACTCAAAATGAATATTACATTTATAATGATAAAGGGTTTAGCTATGGCAATAAAACAGTTGGACCTACAACAACTGGTTTGCGTATAGCAAAAGATTCAATATTACATATTACTTCTGGATTGACAGATACAAATGGGACTATGGTTCTTTCGTATCTTCATAAAGCTATTAAACCATTAAATCAACTTCGCACTCTTGAAGACTCATTAGTTATCTATCGTTTGGCTCGTGCACCAGAACGTCGTATTTGGTATATTGACGTAGGTAATCTTCCTAAGATGAAAGCGGAACAATACGTCCGTGATATTATGACCAAACATAAAAATCGTTTAATATACGATGCTGAGTCTGGTAATATTCGTGACGACCGTAAATTTATGACAATGTTGGAAGATTATTGGTTACCAAGACGCGAAGGTGGTAAAGGTACTGAAGTTACTACTCTTCCAGGTGGTCAAACACTTGGTCAGATGGATGACGTATTATATTTCCAAAAGAAATTTTATCAAACACTTAATGTTCCTGTCAATAGACTTAATAGTGATGCATTATTTTCACTTGGCAGAGCAACTGAAGTTACTCGTGATGAATTGAAATTTTCTAGATTTATATCAAGACTTCGTGGCAAATTTTCTATGCTTTTCATTAAAATGCTTGAGAAACAATTAGTTCTCAAACAAATTATGACAATTGAAGATTTTAATAATATTGCTGCTAATATAAAATTTGATTTTGCTAAAGATAATTACTTCTCTGAACTTAAAGACGGAGAAATTATTGATAACCGTATTAATCTTGCTCGTAATATGCAAGACATGGTTGGTAAATATTATTCACAAGAATGGCTTCGTAAAAATATTCTTCAACAGTCTGAAGATGATATTGAAAATATGGATGAACAAATTGAAGAAGAAGCAAATTCTGGAGATCCACGTTGGATCGATCCTAATATGTTACAAAATGAACAAATGGAACAGCAAATGTCTGGTCAAGAGCAACCAGAAGGTACTGAACAAAATGGATTGGCTGATGATGAAGCAACTGATGTAGATCCAAAACACGATGAAAAAATACGCAAATTACAAGATGCAAAAGCTAGATATGATTTGCTTAAGAATAAAAAAAATAGAACATTAAAAGATGAAGCTGATTTAAAATCAGTAACTCAAATTTTGGCGAGAAATAAATAATAGTTGGAGATGAAAAAATGGTAAATGAAGTTTCAGTAAATGATTTAATTTCTTTGGCTTATGATCAAAAACCAATTGATTTTCAAAACACATTTGATCAATTGATAAAAGATAAATTAGTAGATGCTATAGACAATAAAAAAATTGAAATGGCAAAAACCATGTTTGGTGGAATTGATAATGATGAAGTTGAATTAGATAACGAATTTGGATCTGAAAACCAAAACGAACAAGAATACGAGTTTGACCAAGAGGAAGAGCAAGATGGCGAAACCGCTGAATGACATTTTAAAGGGCTCTAACAAGTCCAAAACTATTTCTGGTAGTTTGGGTAAAGATCCAGGTGTAGATTACGAGCCAAAGGCAAAAGACGAAGCTAAGTTTGCTGCAAAGCACACTAGACAGGTACATGACGATCGCAACGGTAATGGCGACGATGTGTTTAAAGGAACAACCAAGCCAGCTCCTTTTCCTAGACAAAAAGAATCAGTTTATGAAGCAAAAGAAGCTGAAGAAGTTACTTGTAATCATACACCAAAAGGCAAACATTGCCCAATGCATGGTATGAATGAATGTTGGTCAATGAAGCCTATTAAAGAAGGCGAAAACCATAAGCCTCCTTTTTCTGGTCCTTATGATAAAAAAGAAGATCAGAAAGCAAAAGACAAAAATGTAGCAAAAAATGCTGCTCGTAAATCTATGAGACAAATGGTGGCTAAAGAAGAAGTAGAGCTTGATGAAGTATTAACTAAGTCAACTACTGCTGGTGAAACTATTCATGATTTTGTTCATTCAAAAAATCCAAAGTTTGCTGGTAAGTCAAAAGAAAAACGTAAGCAAATGGCTTTAGCAGCTTATTATGCTAAACAGCGTAACGAAGAAACTAATCTTGGTGAAGGTCACTATCATGTTTCTTGGGGTCCAGGTGTTGAACATTCATTGATTGCAAAACATGCTGAAGATGCAGTAAAAAAAGCAAAAGATCATATTATTAAAAAAACTCCAAAACTAACTGATCCGAAATATGCTGACACTTTTGCTAAAAAACCAGCGGTGCATAGAATAAAAGAAGATTTGGCTGTTCCACTTCTTGGTGGTACAGATATTGCTAAAAACAAAACAGATGATACTGAAGATGAAATTGATATGGTTCGTACAGAACTTAAAGCATTAGCAAATAAAGCTACACATATGCTTATGACTATGCCAAAAAATGTTCACATTGAACCATGGGTGCAAGCTAAAATTGCACAAGCTAAAGAAATGATTGGTTCGGTTCATGATTATATGGTTTATGGCGACCATGAAAACGAAGATATGCCAGATAATACTGGCAGTGGTGGTGGCTCGGCAGGAGGTTCACTAGTAATGAACGGAACTATGGACACACCAATGACGTTTCCAAATATGTCAGTAGATGTTAACACAGGACAAAACGTATGAGCACTATACTTAAACCACTCGGAAATACTGCTGTAATGAACACTGTAAACTACAGTGCCTATGGAAATAACAATTTAGTTAGGATATCTCATAGTTCTGCGCTCACAACATCAGTTTTAGTTACATGTAAAGATTCTACCAATACAAAAGTGAATTGGACTTTAGTGATCGTCGGCGGTGATAGTGTCATAGTTCAAAAAAATGCTACTGATATTTTAACTTCTAACAGCACTGATACTTCTGTGTCAGCAGTTGCTGTAGCCTATAAAAACTAAGGATTTTACAGATGAAACTTATCAGAGAAGAAGTTGAAGAAGTTAAATTCATTTCAGAAGCTAAAGAAAACGGCGAAAAAAGTTATTTCATTGAAGGTATATTTCTACAAGCAAATCGTAAAAATCGTAATGGTAGAATTTATCCAATCGATATTATGGAAAGCGAAGTTAATCGTTATATGAAAGAGGTTGTGAATAACAATCGCGCATATGGAGAGCTTGGACATCCAGCTGGACCATCTATAAATCTTGATCGTGTATCACATATGATTACTTCTTTGAAGCGCGATGGAGACAACTTTGTAGGTAAAGCAAAAATCACTGAAACACCGATGGGTAATATTGCAAGAGGATTGTTATCTTCTGGCGCCAATTTAGGTGTTTCTTCTCGTGGTATGGGAACTCTTACTCCTTCAAAAGATGGTACTATGGTGGTTGGTAATGATTTCCATTTGGCTACTGCGGCTGATATTGTAGCTGATCCTTCTGCTCCTGACGCTTTTGTAAAAGGTGTTATGGAAAATGTAGAGTGGATTTATGATCCAGTAAAAGAAACATGGTTTGAAGAAAAATTGAATAATATGAAAAAAGCCATACACAAGATGAGTATAGATGAAATTGAACAAAATAGAATGGCTATTTTCGAAAATTACATCAATTCTTTAATGTTTAAAAAACAGTAATTATAAATAAAAGTAAGATTTTCCACGGGAGAAAAGAAATGACAGACCAAAACGAAAACATTGAAGCAGTTGATCAAATCGACGAAGCTTCTATGGCTATGGATTCTCTGCACCCTAATTCAAAACCTGCAGGTAATGATCCTAAGTCAAGAATTGAAATGATGCTTTCAGTAATTCGTGGCATCGACACAATGCCTAAGAAAGATTTCATTAAATGGTTCGATGCACAGCAAGCTGTGTTCGGTCCAAATAAAGATCATGGCGTTGCTGATAGATCTGCTGCTAACCAAGCTTCAATTGATATGAAGGGTGGCAAAGGTCCAAAAACAAGAATGCCTATGCCAAAGCTTTCAATGAAAGAAGACGTAGAAGAGATGTTTTCTGGATCTGATCTTTCAGAAGATTTCAAAGAAAAAGCATCGACTATTTTTGAAGCTGCAGTAAGTGCTCGTATTATTACTGAAACTGCACGTCTTGAAGAAGAATTTGAAACTAAGCTATTTGAAGCAGTAGCTGAAATCAATGAAGAACTTACATCTAAAGTAGATGCATATCTTGATTATGTTGTTGAGTCTTGGATGGAAGAAAATGAAGTAGCTATCCAGTCATCGCTTCGTAATGAAGTAATGGAAGACTTTATTGATGGTATGAAGAATTTGTTTGCTGAGCATTATATTGATATGCCAGAAGATAAAATTGATGTGGTTGAAAATCTTGCATCAAAGGTAGAAGAATTAGAAACATTGCTTGACGAACAGATCACAGAGAACGTAGAAATGAAACGTGCTTTGCTTGATTCCGAAAAAGAAAATGTGCTCGAATCTTATATGGAAGATTTAGCAATGACACAGCAGGAAAAATTCGCAGCTCTTGCTGAAAGCATTGATTTCGATGGTGATCTTGAAGTGTATGCTAGAAAATTAGCAATCATTAAAGAAAACTATTTCGGTTCTGAAAAGAGAGCTCCTCAGTCATCAAACATCACTGAAGAAACTTTCGAAATAACAGAATCAGTTAACACTGTTGTAACTGATCCTTCCGTAAATCGTTACGTACAAGCAATTTCAAGAACGCTTAAGAAGTAATTTATATAAATAAAAAATAATCCTATGCAGAAAGGGAGACAAAAATGTACTTAGCTGAGGATATCCAAAAGAAGTGGGGTCCAGTCCTTGATCACGAAGATCTTGGAGTTATTAAGGATTCTCATCGTCGTTCGGTAACAGCAGTTGTTCTGGAAAATACAGAACGTGCTCTTAGCGAATCTGCTGCTCATGGTCAGTTCCAAACACTGACTGAAACAGCATACTCTTCAACAACACCTGTTAACGCAATGGGTGGTTCTTCTTCAACAGCTGGTTCGGGTGGTGTCGATACATTCGATCCTGTTTTGATCAGCCTCGTTCGTCGTGCAATGCCAAATCTTATTGCCTATGACATCTGCGGCGTTCAGCCAATGACTGGTCCAACTGGCTTGATTTTCGCAATGCGTTCGAAATACAACACACAGGCTAACTCCACTGGTGGTTATGCTAATGGTGTTCAGGACAACGAAACATTCTATAACGAAGTTAACACAGCTTTCTCGACATTGACAGCTAGTAACTCGACATTTGGTCAGGCATTCTCTGGTACAATTCCTGGTCAGACAAATACAAGCCCATTGGTCAATACAGCAAACTATAACACTGGTTTTGGTATGGGAACTGCTAATGCTGAAGCTCTCGGTGCTCTTGGTTCAGGCTCGTCTGACTTCTCGCAGATGGCATTCTCGATCGAAAAGGTTACTGTAACTGCTCGTACACGTGCTCTTAAAGCAGAATACACAATGGAATTGGCACAGGATCTTAAAGCAATTCATGGTCTTGATGCTGAAACAGAATTGTCAAACATTCTGTCCGCTGAAATTCTTGCTGAAATTAATCGTGAAGTTGTTCGTGAAATCAACATCACTGCTACTGCTGGTGCTCAGGACAATACAACTACTGCTGGTGTATTCGATCTTGACACTGACTCCAATGGTCGTTGGTCGGTAGAAAAGTTCAAGGGTCTTATGTTCCAGCTTGAACGCGAAGCTAACCAGATTGCCAAGCAGACACGTCGTGGCAAGGGTAATATCGTCATCTGCTCGTCGGACGTTGCTTCGGCTCTTCAGATGGCTGGTGTTCTTGACTACGCTCCTGCTCTTAACAGCAACAACCTTCAGGTTGACGATACTGGTAACACTT